ACGATATTTGGATTGGCCATGTTAGCTCCTTATGAACCGAATACTAATGCAAAAGTGATGGATTTGCCAGCGGTAATTCCACTGGCTGCGGGGGCTGTTGACTGCCAAGTTGTTCCGTTTGAGGTTAGAACGTTACCGGCAGTGCTGGGGGCGACTACTTGCAAGGCTGAAGTGCCATTGCCTAAGAGAACATTGTTTGCAGTCAAGGTAGCCGCGCCTGTACCGCCATTGGCTACTGGTAGGGTTCCAGTTACATTGGTCGTTAAGTTGGCAAATGTGGTTGACGTTGTGCCTGTACCACCGTTTGCAATTGGTAAAGTGCCGGTTACGTTGGTTGTTAGATTGGCAAATGTTGTTGACGTTGTGCCGGTTCCGCCGTTGGCAATAGGCAAAGTACCTGTCACTTGAGAAGTCAAATTGACGTTAGCCAACGTACCGCCCAGAGTTAAACTACCCGTACTTGTGACCGTACCCGTAAGGGTAATACCGTTAACTGTACCTGTACCTGCGACAGAAGTGACGGTTCCGGTAGTTGTTGCGCTTGTTGCAACTTTAACGTAGTCCGTGCCGTTGTAATAGACCGTGCATTTTTCACCTACGGCAATAGAAACACCAGTCTGACCAGATGCTTTAAACGTTACCGTGCTACCTGTGGCAGCGTTATCCACCACGTAAGTTTTACTGTAACTAGGGGCGGTAATGATTTTTGCGGTGGTCAGTGTGCCCGTAACACGGATAATTGCATACTGCGCTGTAGTACTAGTGATGTTTGTTCCACTGGCTGTGCCTGTGGTATTAGCCAAGGTAACTGCGCCGTCACCTGTCAAAGTCAGTGTACCAGCTACTGCAATATCTACGTAGTCTGTAATGCCGTAGTTAACGACATCACCCCATGTGCCGTCAAGTTCCCCATCTACCGGCAGGGCCAGACCAAGAAGAGTGGTGGTTCCTGTTGTCATATTGTTTCCTTAAAGAGCCAAGATACGCATAGCCTGCGCGTATGATTTTGATGCGGCAGTGGATGTTTGCCAAGTCGGTGCAGAAGCTCCGTTTGACGTTAGCACTTGGCCAGATGTGCCAGCCGCCGTAATTGCATACGCAGTACCTGTGCCGTAAACAGCGCCACCAGCCGTGGCTGTAGCCGTTGAGTTTGTACCACCGTTAGCAATAGGAAGCGTGCCCGTAACGCCCGTAGTCAGAGGCAAACCAGTCAGATTGGTTGCAACGCCAGAAGCTGGAGTTCCCAAAGCAGGGGTTACTAGCGTTGGGCTGGTATTTAAAACTACCGCGCCCGTGCCTGTCACCGTACTAAAGTCAGTTAAACCAGCTTCCCAATCTGCGGCTGTTGTCAATGTTGTACCAATACAGGTACACATCACAGTAATGCCAGCGGGCACAGAAATCACCAATGCCGCACCAGACGAGTTGATTGTTAAAGTGCCTGTGCTGTTGTTACAAATGTGGAATGACCAGCCTGTAACCAATGTGCTTGTGACTGGAAGCTGAACCGTCTGGTTGGCTGAACCTGTAAAGACTTGGTAGTAGCTACTTGTGTTGGTCAGTGTTGTGGTCGTACCGGCTGTTGATGTAGACGAAAAGCCCATCAAGTTGGCCATTGCGCCGGGCGCAGACGCGGAGTTAGTTCCCCCGTTTGCTATTGGCAATACGCCTGTTACACCCGTAGTCAGGGGCAAACCCGTACCATTTGTCAGCGTCACCGAAGTAGGTGTCCCAAGGATAGGAGTTACCAGCGTTGGGCTGGTAGAGAACACCAAGTTGGTCGATGTTGTACCCGTTGCACCCGCAGCCGTGTAGCCCGTGATGTTATTAAACGATGTGATGCTGGCAGTGGAAGCATTAGTACCGCCGTTGGCCACTGGCAAAATACCAGAAACGTGCGTTGTAAGACCAATCTTGCCGTAGCTTGGGGCTACGCCCACGCCACCAGAAATAATTGCACTACCTGTAGCTACATCAGCCAGTTTAGATAGTGCAGTTGTAGTAGACGCATAAAGAATGTCGCCCACAGCATAGGACGCATAGCTCGTACCGCCTGAAGTGGCTGGAAGAATTGAACTGTTTGTAGCTGTCAGCGTAGTGCCATCAGCATAAATAGAACGGCTAGATGGGTAGGTTACAAATACGTCTTTTGTACCGGCTGAAAAAGTAACCAATGAACCTGCATTGCTAGAGGCCAGCACGGTTGTGCGGGAGAGCGTAGTACCTACAGATGTGTATGTACCAATACCAACTTCCCACTCAGTGCCTGTCTGGGCTGCAATTGTGTAGTAAGTAGTGTTGCCATTACCTACAGCCGCAAAAGATTGAAAGCCCGTAGATGCACCAAGCAGCGTCACCGTACCCGTACCAGTCGTGGTAGTGGTTTCTTTAACGCGATCTGCTAAAACAAGAGCCATATTTAATCCTTATCAGGTTGTATCAACAATAACCCAACCCGGCGTTTGCTCGTCATCAATTAATGCCCAGCCTGAAGATTCTGTATTGTCGATATTTTGCCAGTTTGCGTCCTCTGTGTCATCAATTAATGACCAGAAAAATACGCCCACATCTCCAACTGCACCCATTGCCTGATTGCCTGTAACAGCTACAAGCCGTGCACCAATCGTTACAGAACCTACAGATCCTTGTGCAGATACGCCAGTTAAAGCCCTTGTGTAAACAGCCGTTCCCGTAACAGTTCCAACACTACCTGCCGCAGCCACACCCGTCAATGCAACGGTGGTGACAGGGGTTGTAGTACCAACGGAGCCAGTAGCAATTACACCATCTTCATCTTCAGAGCTACTTTGAGTAACCGTACCAACTGCACCTGATGCAGATACGCCCGTCAAAGCTGCGACTTTAGAGAAATCAACAGAGCCAACTGATCCTGTAGCCTCAACGCCCGTTAATGCTTGCGTCTTTGTCGCACCAACAGAACCAACAGAGCCAGAAGCTGAAACGCCCGTCAAAGCTACTGTTAACGCTGCACTTACTGTACCCGTATTACCGCTGGCTACTACGCCGGTTAAACCAAACTGATGGGGGCCAACAGTAACAGACCCAACCGACCCAGTAGCAACTACACCGTTTTCAGTTGGGTTGTTTACTTCCGCAACATCGCCAGCTTGACCACTTGCAGATACTCCTGTCAAAGCAATAAAACGCTCTGCAACAGTTACCGTACCTACAGAGCCTGAAGCTGTAACACTTGTTAAATCTACGCTTTGAACTACATCTGGAATAACTGTGCCGACTGAACCAGATGCTAATACTCCCGTTATAGCTACCGTGCGCGACGAACTAACAGTCCCAACTTCGCCGTTTGCGTGAACTTCCTGTATCTCGGGAGTATTGTTTTCATCAACCCCGCCAACATCTCCAGAAGCTGCGTTACCAGTTAAACCAATCCGGGGTGTAGCAACGACAGAACCAACTGCGCCAGAAGCTGAAACACCTGTTAAGGCAACAGACCTCGCTCCCATTGAAACTGTACCAACAGCACCGGAGGCAGATGCGCTTGTTAGCGCTGGCGAGTTAATAATTGTGACGGAGCCAACAGAGCCTGTGGCTACAACGCCGTTTTCCGTTGGGTTATTTATTTCTGTGACGTTGCCCGCTAATCCAGTAGCAGAAACACCCGTCAAGGCTATGGTACGTTCGCCTACTGATACCGTACCAACAAAACCATTAGCAACTACACCATTCTCAGTCGGATTGTTAATTTCCGTGACTGAGCCTACCGACCCCGTTGAGGATACGCCGGTAAGCGCAACAACAACCGTCTGCCCCGCAAGCGAGGCGAACGGCGCTTCGGAGAAGGCGGAGATGCCGAACATTGGCTACTCAGCGGGTTTCCCCGCCGCCTATATTAGGTTGTAGCCAAGCGGATAAGCGCAGTGCTCGTTGTATTTGAAGGCATCGTCAAAGTGAACGTGCCAGCAGTTACAGTCTGTGAACCAAACGTGTGAGCACTGATTGACTTGTTGCCCTGAGTTGAGTTGTACAACAGCACGCAGTCAAACGCAGTAGTCAAAGTTACTGTAGTGTAAGTAATACTGGCTGAAGGTGTCCAGTATGCAACACCCGCTGTAGAAGACGAGTTTGTTGATGTTGGAGCAGTAGCATTAGTTACCGTCACGCCACCGGCTGTATAGCCAGTACCAGTCACTTCGCCAGTTGCCGTGTAAGCAGTGGTAGAAGCATTGATAGTTGCGGATGCCAAATACAAAGCAGCTTTAACTGTGTCTGTAGTTGGGGAAGTCAAGCTACCGCGAGAAGTCAGCGTAACTGTGCCAAGCTGTTGAGCACCGACCAACAGATCGCCCATGAACGAAGTGGTCATTGATTGGGTATTAGCCATGATATTTCCTTATGCAAAAGATGCTGCTTCGGCAAACAGCGCTGGTGAAGTTTTCAGGCTGACATGAACAGAACGGTGAACAAGTTCACCCTCATGCCAATACTCAACCCAAGTGGTATATTCAATGTCATTATCCAATGAACCTTCGCGCTTTTCAAGCAAAGATTCATCCATATCGCCTTTAGTTGTAGTCACGATTGCCATTTGTGCTCCTTAGTTAGAACTGCGAATCAATGCAGCCGTGGCAGTATTAGCTGGCATTGTGATGGTGAAATTGGTAGAAGTTTTGTCAGACCCAAAATCTAACACTGCAATTGATTTATTGCCCTGCGTGACGTTATAAATCAAAGCACAACGGGCAGTCACTGAGGCATTAAACACGACATTGGCAAAGTTAACATAAGCAGTAGAGCCTGAAGTCTCCAAAGTCACACCAGTCAACAGTACTCCGCCAGCCACATAGCCTGTGCCTGTTACTTCACCACTAGTCGTGTAAACGGTAGTGCCTTCGTTTAAATCTGCGTTGGCCGTGTATAGAGCAATCTTTAAGGTGTCGGTCGTAAGATCATGTACACCTTGGTAAAGCTGCTTTTTAAAGCTAGTCGTTTGAGTTTGGAGAATACTACTCACGATACAGCCACCCTGACCTGACCATCACGATATGCATCCATACGCTGCTTACCATCACCCAAGTTCTTGAGGAGTGCAATAGCTTGAACGTAGCGATCTTGTGCAATCTTAATCATCTCGCCCTCACCCTTCATGTAAACCAATGCTTCGCAAATGGCTCCATATAACAAGGCTGAGTCAAAGTTATCGCCAAGCCATGTGGTATTGGCGGTCACAATCGATTCGGGATAATAGTAAAAATGCAGTTCTGCGCGGTAGTTAGCACTTGGCGTAGGGCCAACAATAAACGTTAACTCATTCACATTGGAAGAGTTGGGGCCAAAGATAGCGTAATGCTTAGGCTCTGCGTAATAAGCTGATAAAGGATATGCCTCACGGATGAAGTTCACATCTTTATTCAGAAGATACAGATAGTCTCCTTGAAACACCACCGTGCCAGAAACAGCGCCACTGTTGGCTACAGTCAAAGTAACCGTTGTTCCATTAATACTGCGAACTGTTGCATTGGTTCCAATTCCTGTCCCAGTAACTTGCTGACCGGCTGCAATACCTGTTGCGCTGGCTACTACAATTGTTTTGGCGCTGGATGATCCTGTTGCAGTTGTGCTGTTATATGGATAAATAGCCAAACTGTATGTGGACAGAAAATCATCAGGTGCAGACAAGTACTTATTGCCGGTTTGCAATGTGCCAGTCATGTTCTTTCGCAAGTTAGCAATCTGCACCGTGTTATAGATGCGTTGCTCCGCCTGACGTATGAACACGTTCATATTGTCAGTTGGGAAAGAGTTCTCGCAGTAATCGCTTACCTGCGTGACAAGCTCACTGTAATTCATGTTTAACCCATTGGGCCTCGTGCCATTACACCTTTGGTAGCTGCGCCAGTACCACGGATTTTAATGCCTGATGTTTTAGCTTCTGGTTGTGGGCGACGAGTAATGTTGCCTACAGACATATTGACTGTAGCGGCATCACTCTGATCTGGGCGAGCAGCTAATTGCGACAAGCCTTCTTTGGCACGGCCTGCGTAGGCTGATGCGGGTTTGTTGTTTACAGCCATGATTAGCCTCGTTTCTGTGCGGCAATTTTTGCCAAGTTACGGCCCATAGACAGCATATCGGCATTGGTTTTACCTTTACCTTTACCTTTGCCACCCATAACTTCCTTCTGGGTAGGGCCGCTGTCGCCTAAGTTTTTGCCTTCGGTTTTACCCTTTTTAGCAATGCCGTCGGCTGATCTTGTATATGCCATGTTTAAACTCCTTAAGATATCGTTACTGTACCAACAAATGTCGTTGCCACCAAGTAGTTTGGTGTCAATCCTGCATCAAAATTACTAGCGCCACCCACCGGATACCAACCCCACTGAATGTCTCGTGAACCGCCAGAGAGATTCCCATTAACGTTTACACCAGAAGTGACATACGTTGTGTCTTTCCGTGGGTTACGCAAAGCTTGTGGGTCATCAACTGGGAACGTACCTAGCATCAACTGAGGCTGATCTGGATCCCAGCATTCTGGGCAAACCAGCAACTGATATTGACGTTGCTTAATGATCTCAATCTTGAGCTTCTTAAGTTTGTACTGTTGACCACAGCGATCACATTCAGCAATCGCTATCTTGCCGGATGCAAATCTATTTCCCATTACGTGCCAGTTCCAATATAGTTGGGACGAGGAACAAACCTTACAGCAGCTTTTTCGCGATCTTCACCGGCTGCAATATCAAAAGTCTCATCGTAGATTTGCTTTAGCATCTGAATGCGAGGCATTAAATCTGGAGTCTTGATAGCAATGTGATAAGCCAAACCAGCCACTAAACATGGCAGGAAACGGAAATTCATATCGGATGTCTCAATACCAGCACCCGCATCCTGCACTCGCCTTAAGCGCCAGTACACGAATTGATAGGTGGTGCTGTTATCAGGTGTAGGCCACACAGTAACGGCTGGTAGCTGCGGGACGAAGACTGCTGTGCCATCTGCCTGAGCAGCCGCTGTTGTGTTGTTCTGACCACGGAATACACCACCAAGGGTATTCCCTGATATGTAGGTGTAATAGATGTCTTCTGTGTTTAAACGGATAAAACCTGAACCGGCTAACCCAACCACCGAGTTAAGCGTGATCGTTGTTGCCGTGGAGGTGATGGCTCCATCCAAGACCGCAGTCGTTGGGTTAGTTTGCCCAGAAAGACGTTGAATCCAAACTTGGATTGGTCTTGCTTGGCTGAGTTTGTTTGGGATTGTTGCATACGTAGACACACTAATGCGAGTAATTGTTAGGTCTGCCTGCGTTGATGCAGTGTTAGATCCTGTACGGATAACATGCTCAAGCAGATCAATCGTGTCCGTTGGTAATGCATATGTAGCCAGCCCCGGAGTCAAGGTAATAATGCCCTGCTCCATAGTCCACATGTTGATGCCTTTGTTCTGCCACTCAATGGTCATTAGGTTCATTGATCTGCGTGCTGTACGCAAGTCATAACCTGAACGCATTTCCCGACCAGCCCGCTCCCAAGCTTCCTCGGCAATCTCCGTGAAATCCATGTTGAAGAGGGTTGATCCGGTAGTGGTCATTTTTTAGCAGT